TACTATTACAATACAGGAGTATTTCCTAAATTAAAATTAGACTACTCAAATAAATTTACAGTCAATACATTTTCAAGATCACATGACGAATACTATTTGGAGAATGGTAGATTAATCTCTAAAAAGAATGGTACATCACCAGTATTTGTGCATGACAATGGTTGGAATCACGGCAGTCCCAAATTTTTAAATCATTTCGAATTAAAGAGATTTTTCGTGGATTCCTACCCGAGATTAAAAGAAATCTCAAAGGACAGACCAATTCATCATTCCCACCAAGATTATTTAATCAGATTAAGAGATGAATTCGGGTTCGATCCTTCAGTCATTTATGATGTGGGTGCGTGTGTCGGTCAATGGACAACGATCGCCAAAGAAGTGTGGCCAAACGCCCAATTCTATCTATTCGAAGGTATGGAAGAGTCTGAAGACATTTTCATGGAAACAAATCACCAATATGAGATTGGGGTTTTCAGTGACATGGATGATAAAGAAGTAACATTCTACAAAAATGTAACATTCCCCGGTGGTAATTCATATTATAGAGAAAACCCTGAACACAGTAGTATGGCCGAGGTATTATTTAATAATCCCTCAAATCAATTTTCGGTGAAGACCAAAACATTGGACACAACTATAAAAAGAAGACATTTCCCATTACCTGATTTATTAAAAATTGATGTTCAGGGATGTGAAATCGATATTTTAAGAGGTTCAAGTGAAATTTTAAAACATGTGAAACACCTAATTGTGGAGTTACAACATGTTGAATATAACATCGGTGCACAGAAATCGGACGAAACAATTCCCATTATTGAATCTATGGGATTTGAATTGGTTACCCCGAAGTTTTCACCATCAAGTCCCGCAGATGCGGATTATCATTTTAAAAGAAAAGAATAAATGGGTTTACCAAATATAGCATTACATAGTCACCATAACGCATCGGTTGCGGTCGAGTTAGGTGGGGATATCATTACCGTAATTGAATTAGAGAGATTTGTTAATTTAAAAAATGCGAGTCATTGTTTTTTTCAACCAATTCACGTACACGATGTGATCCTTGGTGAAATTTATGAGTACTTAAAACTTACCTATGGTTTTACCCATTACGATAAGTTCGTGATTGGTCAGGGTTACAAAGAGGTACCTCAAGAGTGGAGGAATGTAATCCCTGCGAATGAGTACATTGTTAATGAGGATCACCACCCATCCCACGCATCATCAAGTTTTTACCAATCACCCCACAACGAAGCATTAATCATATCATTTGATGGTGGTGCGAACGATGGGTTTTTTAGATTCTTTCACGGGATCAAAGGACAAGACTTGGTAGATGTTAAATCATTCGCAATCGATTTGGGTAGTCACTATCACTTAATTGGATTATTCTGTGAGGACATCAAACACTATGATCAATTAACTGCGGCAGGTAAGGTATTAGGATTACAATCCTATGGTAATGTTAGGGAGGAGTGGTTACAACCACTTATCGACTTTTTCAGATCACCAATACCCTACTTTAGTAATTTAGAACAAAAGAAAGTGACACTATCTGAAAGGATCGGAATTCCATTTTCTGAACATAATAAATTAACAGGTCAAGATGAATATGACTTTGCCAGAACTGCACAGGAGGCGTTTGAAATCATCTTCTTTGAGTGTGCCGATCCTGTAATAAGACAGTACAACCTACCTGTAATATTGACGGGTGGTTGTGCATTGAACATCACACTAAACACGAGGGTTAAAGAAAGATACCCTGATTTAGATGTGTTTGTTGCACCAAACTCAAGTGATTGCGGAATTACTGTGGGACTTTTGTGTTCATTAGTAAAACCAACAAAAATCATTGATGTAACTTATAAAGGTGTTGGTGTTTTAGATAGAAGTTTACTCATGGAATACGTTAACACCTACAATGCAAGGAAGGCAACCATTGATGGGATAGTGCAGGATCTTATGAATCAGAGAATATTAGGGTTAATCCAAGGAGGATCTGAACACGGTCCAAGGGCCTTAGGTAATAGAAGTATTATTTGTTCACCTATCCCCTTAGATATGAAGGATACTTTAAACCATAAGGTAAAACATAGAGAGTGGTTTAGACCATTTGCACCAATTGTTAGGTTGGAGGATGTTTCCGAATATTTTGAATGGGAGGGTGAAAGTAGATGGATGAATTTCTGTCCTAAAGTTAAGGATGAGTGGAGAGATAGATTACCCGCTATTACCCATATTGATGGGACAGGTAGGGTCCAGACAGTTACTAAAGAACAGAATCCTTTGATTTACGATATACTAACTAAGTTTAAAGAAAAGACGGGTGTAGGGGTTTTAGTTAATACATCATTTAATGTTGATAGGAAACCGATCTTATCCTCATATAAAGATGCACTAAAGGTTTTCCACGAAACACAATTAGATCGTCTTTATTTGGACGGTTATTACTTTGTTAAATAAAAAAACCCTCTTATTTAGAGGGTTTCTTTTTCTCAGGTACCTGTAGACCCTTATTGAGGGTTTCCTTTTTAACGTAGTGGTTCTTAGTTGCATCCTTATGTTTTTCAAGGATACGTTTTTTCTCACTATCTGACATTCCAAAAACTGACATAACTTAAGTGTTTAAAATATTTATTGCTTCTTCCTTTTTACTTTTTAGTAAGGAACATTTTTCATACTCCTCCCTCTCTTCATAAACACTGATAAGAGAATTAACGATTTCAATGTACAATTCCAAATCAGAGGAATACGAAAATATGGTATTAGAACTATAATAATAATTTAAAATGACATTGTCAACGGTTGAAATAAAGTTGTAGATCATCCTTAACTCATCTTCATTATAATTACCGACATTTAAAACTCTTGTTGCTTGTAAGAGAAAGTTAATCTTGAACACTATTATTTGTTTCTAAAGCCATTTGATTATTAAGGACTCTGAAACACTCCATAAAACCATCAAGTTCGATTTCTTCTCGATTGTTTCTCGATGACTGTGAGGGGCATAGAACTGATCCATCACCTAAGGTGATTGTGTATAACCATTGATTTGGTCCGAATCTCTCTATCATTAGAAACACCTTCTCTTTATCGAAGAAATAATATAACTTCTTCGGGTCAAACAAATACAATGTCGATAACCCAATCACACCCACATAAGGGAACATTACCTCAACAAACCTTTTGTAGGCGTGAGGATAAATAATTCTTATTTTCTTCCAGTTCATCATATTTTAATATACACATTTTATCTCTAAGAGTATATTTATTAATATGAAAATTAAACTGACAGAGTCTCAAATTATAAATATCCTCAAAGAGTCAGATAGTGAAGATGTAAAGAAAATTGCCGATAAAATCGGTGATTCTAATAAGTTCACTGACGCTATGGATGCCCTGTCGTTTTTTATGAGTAAATCCGACGATGTAAATCGAGGTGATGGGTCCATAATCGCTAAATGGGCGGGTATTGATATTAACCCAAAATTTAATGCTGACGGCGCTGCCCCTGAAGATTTTAAAACTATTGACATTTGGCCGGTTAATGATGCAACACTAACTAGTGGTTTTGGTCCAAGAAATATTGGAAAGGGTGCTTCGAAAAATCACATGGGTGTGGACTTAGGAGTACCCGTTGGGACTCCAATCTTTTCACCTGCGGACGGTGTGGTTGAGGCCGCGAGAGACACTACTCCAGATGCGTGTGGTGGGTTCGTAAAAATTAAACATGATAGATATTCAACCAAATACTGTCATTTAAGTAATTTTAATGTAGTTAAGAAAGGTGATCAAGTCAAGAAGGGTCAATTAATAGGTTATACTGGTGGGGCGGAAGGTGCTAAATATAGTGGTAATTCACAAGGACCTCACCTACATTATGAGGTGTTAGTGGGAGAACGTCACGTAGACCCACAACAAGTCCACACTAGACTTTCTTAAGGATCATAATAATTATAGTTGTTTACACTATAATTTTATGGAAATAATCGATTATTATTATGACGAAAACGAACAACTATTAGACGTTCGTTTCACAACCGACCCCGACAGTGATTTCTATAGGGTTATAATCTTGACATTAGAGGATATATTTTATTACACACCCACAATTATTGGTGAGGAAGATTTATTGGATATTGATGAAGATTTTATTGTGGAATTATTGGTAGAGTATTTTAGGGATCATGATCTACCTGAAGAAGAGTTGTTTTAATTTTTCCATTTAATCTTTCTAAGTATATTTATTGTTATGAGTTTCTTAGATAAGAAAAGACAAGATAAGATTGTTGAGTTTGTGAAGTTTGTTAAAGACGAACTTGGTTTAAAGAAATGCCCATCCATTAAATTATTAAATGGTAGGGGTGACTTGAAAACCACTGCACACTACAATTACTCTAATCCTGAGAAAGTCATAAAGGTGAATGCCAAGAACAGACATATTGTTGACATTATGAGAAGTATCGCTCACGAAATGGTTCACCACAAACAATTTGAGGAGGGTAAATTAGACGGACCAAAACCACCCGATATTGGAGGGGAGATTGAGGATGAGGCAAACGCTAAAGCGGGTCAGTTCATCAAGATGTTCTCAAAACAAGACAACACCATTTATGATGAGTGATTAAGACCACCTCTTAATTTCACTATCAACTCTTTCAAAAACCCTTTCAGCAATTTCATAATAAGTTCTATCGAATTGGAACTTGTCTATGTGTGCATTTACACCATGAATTGCGGTTGAGTGGTCTCTATCTAAAAATCCACCAATGGTACTATACGTCATACCAAAACGATCCCTCATTATAAAACAAAACAGTTGTCTCGAATCTGCCAAATGTCTATGACGTTTTCTTGAGATTAAATCACTTATGGTCGCTTCCGATTCATCCGCAATGATTTTAAGGATATCCCACGGAGTGATGTTGAATCTTTGTTTTGTTTTAAACTTACTTCTTACTTTGGGGTCGATACCGGGATATGAATAAGGACTCATTTTCATTTTAAAAACGATGAAGGGTTATTTCCAAGTGTGATTCGATCGCCTTGTCGTACTGATTACCACCAATAAGGATATTAGTGTAAAATACTTGAGACGTTAATTTAAGGACGTTTGATGGCATTGCCCCATAGGTATCAATACTAAACGTATAACGTGTCTTAGAACCTCTGTAATCGGTCTCTATGATGGTAGATTCAGTACAATAGGTACATGGGAACCAAACATTCATTGTTTCATCGGATATATCGTCAGACACTCTTAAACTGTTATAATCAAATTCCCATTGGGTTGTTGATTCATCAAATCTCTTATTTATAATCGTATTTTCAAAATCTTGTGATAATAATAGTTCATTATTTTCAGTTACACCTGTTACAAAGAAGTTAGAGACAGCGGCCCTGTCATCATCTAACACGATAACTTCACTATTGTAATTAACCTTATCAATAACAACGTCGACTTCGACCACATCCCATCTACCATTGAGATTTAGTTGGGGATTACTCTCCATCTCAAACTTCTCACAACCTGTTAAGAAGAATAAAATCGCAATAACGACAATGATAACATAGAGTATTTTTACAACCCCATAAGTAAACTCTCTTTCTGGTTCTGTACGGTGTTTAGAATCCCACCATTTTCCTGTGTATTTCATATTTTCTATTATTTAAATGTTTGATGACATATAAAATCGTTCATCTTTAACATTTGGTTTCTTTTGTGTAGTTTCTTTCTACAGTTCACCCCACACGTCTTTTTGTTGGAGTAACCTTCCATCTCTTTACCACAAATCACACATTTCATCTCCTCTTTTTTCTTTTTTGTTTTTTCTTCTTTTTGGGTTCACCATAGTATGGGTTATTAGGTCCATACTTATTCGCCTTCATATTTCTATAGAAAGGGACTTGAATGGAGGTGGGAACACCAACCCTATTTTTATAAACTCTTGGGCAGTGGTAACACGCACATGATGTGAAAGAAAACATCATTAGGACCACTAAAAGAAAGTATAATATCCTTTTCATAATACAAATATAGGGATATTTTTTGATATCACAACAATCCTCAAAAAAATTTTGGGATATTTATATATTATGAAAATAATGATATCCGAAAAACAGTTACAGAATCTATTAGGTTCTGAGGTTGAGGTATCTGAACAGGACGCCACCGGAAGTGGGGATGCTCCCACAGATACGGGAATACCAAAGTTTGCGGATAGAGTCGGGAGAGACGGTCCTGCGAATCAATTAGGTTTAACCAAATGGGAAACTGTGGTTGGTGCTAAGGTTTCCAGAGGACCGGGAAACCCACTGTGGAAAAAATCTTAGATAGGTAATATGGTACAATATAGAAACGGAATCACACCAGGTAGAATGAATGACTTGATTGGTTATAATTACCACTCATTACAGTCGGTGGGTGAGAGGAACTTCGTATTCGAATGTCATCTAACTGTGGATGAAAGATATTTCGTTTTACATGATGAGGTTTTCGACATTCAAGAACAAACTAAATTGGGTAACATATGGGATTCAATTGATATTTTTAAAACAATCTTTAAAAACGTACAAATAGATAATCCCGAATATAGAAATATACAAGAAGGTTGGGAATCATTACCAATTTTGGAGGGTCAGAATAATCTACACGCATTAAGAGATTTTCTTTTAGAGTGGAGTTTTTTTGATAATACTTGGGTAGGAAGAAAATTAAAAGATGCCGGAACCGCAATAAAGGATACTGTGGTTGATTCATGGGAAGGTATCAAAAAATTTGGTATCGCGATTTCCAAGGGAGATTGGTCCGAAATTTTAAATTTAATGGGGAAGGGTGTCTTATTTGTTTTAAGAAAACTTAAATCGGCCGCGTACAGTACTATTGGTATTATTGTAGATGCGATATTGGTTGCTACGGGTGTTGGTAAGGGATTTCAATTAGCTGCATGGGGTTTAATAACCGCATTAGATGTCTATCAATTGTCTACGGGAAATTATCCTGACGACGAAAAGGATAACCCAATGTGGTATAAAATTATGGAGTTGGGTTTTGATGTTTTAGGATTGGTAACCGCGGGCGTTGCCGCTAAAGGTGCGAGAGCGATTTTCAAACCATTGTCAAATCTTAAACTCCCTCAAATGGCGGCGAAAGTATCTAAGAGTCCCGCAATGAAAAGTTTTATTAAAAAAATACACACGGCCTCGAAAAGTGGGGTAAGTAAGTTAGGTGGTTTACAAAAAACGATCGCATCAAAATGGGGTGCTGGCGGTAGATTCATCGCAAGTATTTTAGGTAAAATGGCGGATTTTATGAAGAAATTACAAAAATACTGTGGTGACATTCTTAAAAGGGCCAACCTTAAAAACGTTACCAAGAATAAATCAATACAACCAGGTAGAGGTTATGTACAAACTGTGAAATCGGGAAGTGAGTTTGCGAAACGTGCAGCACTACCCGCGACACTTGCTGGTGGTATCTCATACGGTATTGACACCTATATGGGGGGTGATGGTGAACAACCGAATAATAATACGGGTAGAGAATTCACAGATGATGATTTTAACCTAAACGGGGGTCCAGTGATGGGTGTTGAGTTAGATCAAGACGCTTTGGATCTATAATATATTTATAAATAAAAAACGATGAAATTAATTGACATTATATTTGAATCAAAGGAACATGAGGTTGGAGAACAACTTAATGCTATTTTAAAACTTGGTAAGAATACGACGACCGCGGTAAAAGGTGCCATCGATGATGTATTGAAATACACCCTTAAGGATGGGAAGGTATTACAAACCGCCAGTAAAACCCCATTGACAACTGTAGATGATGTTGTTAAAGCCATGAAGGCGGGTACTCTTGGTTCTGAGAGTGCATCACAATTAGCGTCAGGACTTTTAAAAACAAATAAGTGTCCAAGAAATGTACAAATCGAATTAGTTACGGAAATAGCTGCGGGACCAAAATTTAAACAAATTGTTGGTTCTGTTAAAAGTGAAACCGCACTTATCAAAAGACTAAAAACAAAGGGTTATACTGATGAAACAATTGAACTGTTTATCGGTCGAGCAAAAGAACAAAAAATAGGGCCCTATGCAAATGTTGCTAAGGTCGGATCGACAGGTAAAACAGGTGCGACAGGTGGTAAAACAGGTGCAACAGGTGGTAAAACAGGTGCCGGCGCAGGTAAAGGAGGAACTTCAACAACACAAGTACTTGCCGATCCAAAGGGTTGGTTATCTCGTGTAGCAGAAAGACTTGGAAAAACTAAAGTAGGTAAGTTTACAGGGTCTATATTTAAAACCATTCGTCCGGTGGCGAGAACGTGGGGTATGATTAAATTTTTAACATACTGTGCAATCTTTGGTATTGGTGGTGTCATCTTATATGACTTATGGAAAAAACTTGTGGGTGGATGGGACACAGTCCCAACTGATGATGAAATCAATGAAATGGGGGACTTCGTTAATTGTATTGTTAAACCTTTAAAAGACGATGAAGGTGCTGAGATTATGGAGGATGGTGATAATGTTGCCCTTAAGTATAAAGTTGATGAGTTAGGGGGTAAACAAACGGGAGGTTATGTGATATTCTACTCGAATTATGTTGTTAAAACCGCAAAAGGGGAGACAGGTAAATGGTCTTGTAACAAAACCGGATTGTTAAATGAACAATCATCGGGCGGAGAAATGACCTCTGCACAGATGAGTAGGTTAATTGATGAATTAGATGACCAATTAAGTGGGGATTTCTTTGAAGGGGATTCGACCGACATGATGGATGCACTAAATGTATTAAAAGGTGCGGTTGGTATGACTTATAAAGGAAAAGATGCCATTAAAGTATTAGTTAGTAATTATCCGAAAATCGTGGGTGTATCGTTAGAGAACCATGTTGAAGAATTAACAAACCTCGACTTTGAAGCGATGGAGGCGAAAGATGAGTTTCTTTCAATCATTGGTTCTTCTAAAGCTGGTAAATCGCAAGGCGATTCCGATAGTTCAGACGCTGGTGAAGTTGATGGTGATGGAAACCCCAACACCGGTCTTTCACATTTAACGATTATATGGGACGACTCCAAAGATGACGGAGGAGGTGGTGGTGGAGGAACCGCTAAGTTCAGACCATGTAGTGATTTCCCATTCGAACTTGGGTGTATTAATGATAAAATTAAAGACTTACAAGGGTGTCTTAATAAAAGAGGTTCTTTATTAAAGACCGATGGTTATTATGGACCAAAGACCCATAAAGATCTATTGGATCAGTCATTCTTTGCCGATGATGATCCCGACAATCAAATCATTACACAAAAAATGTACGACACCTTTATGGCACTATGTAATAAAGAAGTGAAGAGAGATGTTGTAACACCCGTGGATGATTTGAAATCTAAAGGTTTAACTCCACTACCGATAACTAAATTGGATCCTCCTGGAATGATCGATCTTCACGGTCAACAGAAATTGTTGGATCAGGCAAAGAAGACTATCGATGGTCAGGTGATACAATCTATTATTGATAACGATATTGAATATCGTAGAGGTAGATATGTTTTGAAACAGTCTAAAGAACTCACAGTGGATCAACTAACCGCGATCAATAGATACATGGCGGGTAAAGGGTTTACTTTAGACAAAAAGAGAGAGACTTTAGAAGATTCAAAATATGTGTGGGTTGCCGATGATAGAATGGCAAGAAGACAGGCGAGACTTGAAAAGAGAGGGAATAAAATCCAAGATAAAATAGATAACATTCAGAGATAATGAGAAGTAATATCGAAAACATAGTAAGAAATACGTTGAATGAGAGATACGAAATCAACAGATCTCTTAGATTAATCATTGAAAATGAAGAAACCGATGACATCACAAAGTTAGATGGTGTATTAGATACTCTACAAGCAATGGTAGACGATGGTAAAAGTGAAGGTGAAATAGAATCGTCTTTAGATGAGGGAATTATTGATTGGGTTACTAGTAAATTCGGTTTAGGTAATGACAAATCATCAGATCAAGGTGGGGATACATCAGTAAGTGGTGATAATCTTTTAGATAAAGGTTCATCAGGGATGTTCTCACAAATGAGAGAATGGTTTATTAGAAAAGGTTTAGCTATTATTGGTTTTAGAGGACCCTTAGCCGACGCATTTGCCGCATCGTTCGCCGATTTAGATATTAGGGCAGTAATCGGATTATTTAGGGGAGGTGAAAGTTGTCAAACATATGGTCCCCAAGTTGCGGATGCCTTAATTGAGGGTATGGCAACATATATGTTAGGTGGGGCCGAAGATAAATCTGTCGCACAAAACCTAATTAGAAATATGGTGATGGAATATGAGAAAGCATCAAATATTGGTGAAACCATTGCGGGTTACCTATGTAAAATGGATATTAGAAGTGCGTTGACAAAATACGCATAAAATGTTAAAAATTTATAGAAATTTAACCCTCTTCGGAGGGTTATTTTTTGCCTACATGATATTTATTAATATGAGATCGGTACTTTGGTCGGTACTTGATTGATAAACGAAATAACGAAAAGGAGGTGTGTACTTATCTCGGCAAAGGGGTTTAACGACCTCTTTGTTCGTTAACGACCTTCTGAAGTTCTTTAAGTAGTTTATCATTAGTATTTTCCCCCTTTTTGACGTTCGTCAATTTATACTTAGTACTATACTTTTCCTCAAAACTACTACCCACACCAATATCTAATATTTCTGAATCTTTGGGAACTAGTGGTTTCCTTTTATTGGGGTCGATAATATCATCAACCAACACATCATGGAATATCTCCAAGTGTATAGTCTCTTTTTTTCTATAGATTGTTTTATATACTACAACAACAGGTGGTTTCATATTTTAAAATAAAAAAGGGATCCGAAGATCCCTTTGGTGGAGGTGGTGGGTTTCGAACCCACGTCTTGCTCGTCCCAACCATAAAGGACTACACGTTTAGGTTAAGGTTTTTCATACCTTCCAAAATAGTTGGTTCCTATTTTTCCATCGTCACCAACAACTGTGGAGGGTTCACTCAAATCGGTAGAACCCCAAACGAGACCTCCATTCCTTTTTGGGTAGAAACCACACCTTAGGGACTTCTGTTTCAAGGTTATATGTCCACCGACCCATTGTAGGAATAACCTTAGGCTACTGCTACTTTAGAATCAACAGATACAAGACCCATTAATTCCATTTGTGAATAAACGTTGCCGTCTAAAAATGTATCTCCGTAGATTTAAGTGATAGGAAACATCTCACTACGTGCCCCGTATGACTGACTACGCCAATCAATTCCAAGTCACCCCCGTTTATTTAATGTTCTGTGGTTTCTTACCACCACCATTAGATGTGCCACCATTTTTTGGTTTTGGTCTGTAATATTTCTTTTTCTTTGGTTTCGGTGAATCACCTAAATCCTCAGACAACTCGATCTCCTTCTTAATTTCAACACTTTTAGGTGTTGGTCTTACGGTGGTTGGTTTTGATTTAGTTTGTGGTCTTGGTGGAGGAGTATGTTTTACTTCCACTTTTTTAAAACCAAACAAACCTTTTAAAAATGCAATAATTTTTTTCATAATAATATGTGTTTATATATAAATATAGGAATTTTTATGGTAAAAGTCAAATGGTTACGGGTAGGTATTTCTCATAGAGTGCCTCAAAGAACAGTTTGTTCTTTAGCCACTTCTTGTCGGTCATACCAATTGACTTGTGAAATAGTTTAATTTTAGTTGTTACACCGACCTTTACTCCATCTAAATGATTCAGTAAACAGATCGGTAGGTCGTAGAAGTGAAACCCCCCAAACTGATCGTCAAATTGATGTTTTATTCTCTTCTTATGAATCATCATAAAGAGACCGTCAATGATTACAACTTCTTTAATTAAATCACCAAAAGACTCGGAATACTTAGATACATATCTTTTATTACCATTGATATGTCCGACTTGACCCTTCATTGAGTCCCTATCCTGCCACCATTGTCCCGATATGAGGTTATCAGTGCCGGCAAGACCAATAATCCCGTAATCAGGATTCCTGTCAAACATCTTTATAATTTTAGGGGTCAGATTCTTAGTCTCAAATTCGAGATCGTCATGAATAAATACGACAACGTCATTTGTAGAACTATTCAACCCCTCATTATAAACTTGAGTTAGTGATTTCTCACCATTATTCTCAATGAAAATGTATTCGTTTTTTGGGTGAGAAAAGAATTTTTTCACATGTTGAACATAGGTCTCATCAATACTTCGTGTTGAACAAACTACAGTTATTGTATTCATATATTTCTAATAAAAAAGGGTTAACGTAAAACGACAACCCTCTCTTTAAATGATAAACAATATAAATCTATTTGTCAAGTTCTTTTAGTAATTGTTTAAACGCGGACTCATAAAGTGGTATTAATGTGGGAATAGATGGATGTTGGGGTTGTTCCATTTTAGAAACTAGCTCCCTCAATTCATCAACAATACCCATCTCGTGGGCTTGTATCATAATCTCTTCGTATGCGTCACTGCTTGTCCACCCCATTGGTTGAATCGTCAATCTTTTGTTGTAATTTTTGTATTTGTTTTTTTACTTCTTGAGTTTGTTTACCAAACTTAAGTTTTAAAATCTTTTCAAATATCTTCTTTCTATCCAACGACATAATAATAAATATGTCAAAATAATGTAAGAATTACCTACATTGATAATCCGCAGCACGAGTCGCAATTTGTTCATTTGGTTTAACATTAACCTTATAACCTAATGAGTTTGCCCACCCTTTTGTCATTGGGATTAGTTTATTAGAGAAGTATTTATCGTTGGCATTATAATCTAAATCTATTTGTATCTCTATCTTAATTTTTTCCGATATCCACTGTGCGATCTCGATAGAATACTCCGCCTCTTTTAACAATCGTGTAAACTTATCATTTATACGATCCACCATAAAGTTCTTATATATGTAGTGAACTCCTCGAGTCCCAAATCTATACGCAACAACAACTGCGTACTTTGTATGTAATGCGGTATTCTGAGAATCGGTACCTACATGTATAACCGTGTTTGGAAAGTCTTCTAAAACGTCTAATGTGTGCTTAACAATCTCAACTTTAGAACCGTCTATTTTCTGAAAGACCTTTACCATTCATAGTTTATATTATTTAGTTTATTGGTGGACCCAGAGGGACTTGAACCCCCGACCAACTGATTATGAGTCAGCTGCTCTGACCAACTGAGCTATGGGTCCCTTTATTTTGCTCCCCGAGATGGATTCGAACCATCGACCAATAGATTAACAGTCTACTGCGCTACCGCTGCGCCATCGAGGACTTTAGTAGGGAAGACAGGACTCGAACCTGCGACCCCTTGGTCCCAAACCAAGTACACTACCACCTGTGCTACTTCCCTATTGGGGTTGAGGTGGGAATCGAACCCTGCGTCACGGTGAAGGGTTACTTCACTTGCTCTACCACTGAGCTACTCAACCTATGCGGAGAGGGAGGGATTCGAACCCCCGGACCTGTTACAGTCAACGGTTTTCAAGACCGCCGCGATCGACCACTCTGCCACCTCTCCTGTAGTGGTAAGGAAGTGTTACGTCTAACACTTCAATGTTTTCTACTAATTTTTTATGGGGTATGTACACTAACCATAAAATTGATTTTCGTCTTCTCTTACCACTTGCGGTATGGACGGGACTCGAACCCGCGACCACTTGAGTGACAGTCAAGTATTCTAACCAACTGAACTACCACACCTTAGTGACCCTGGAACGACTCGAACGTTCGACCGACTGCTTAGAAGGCAGTTGCTCTATCCACTGAGCTACAGGGCCATAAAAAAGAGATCCGGGCCCAACTAGCCGCCCGTTGTGAAACGAAAAATAGACGGAAGGGCCCTTTTTAAGATCTCTTAGTACCGAAGGCCGGATTCGAACCGGCACGGACATTACTGTCCAAGGGATTTTAAGTCCCTCATGGCTACCTTTTCATCACTTCGGCAATTGTTAAACCTACATGTCAAAGAACATATCAAATATACGGGCAATAATCTTTAAAATCAAGATAGATAAAAAAAATCCCCCACATTTCTGAGGGGGATTCAACTATCGTTCCTTAACTAACTGTTAGTCAGTTAATACTTGTTTAGATTTTTTCACGGGTTCACACCCATCCTTATCAATTTTCATCAATCGATTCTCAAACTTGTCAAACCTTGAGTCGATATACCGATAAATTTCATTCATGTTATGTTCACTGTTATTGTGTAAACTATCACAATACTCAATATTCTTATGATGTAGTTGATCTACTCTACTTATTTCACCATCTATTCGAAGGTGAATTTCTCTATGGTTATTTTCCATATCTCTGTATATTCCACCTATAGTCTCTTCGAAACCATTGGAACGTTGTGTAACCTTAAACACACCCATCACAGCATACCCTAATCCGAGCAAACCGATCATTGAGAGCGCACCTAAAATAAATTCTAAATTTTCCATGTTTTTAAATTTTTAGATTTTGATTATGTCAAAGAACGATAGTTGGAGCCTCAGGAGGGATTCGAACCCCCGACAGGCTGATTACAAATCAGCTACTCTGGCCAACTGAGTTACTGAGGCGTTTATATAAGTATATATCGAAAGAACTTTTTTGTCGGGTGACAATACAAATAATACAGAAAAAATATTAAAAAATCAATCTTTAACAACAATGAATTAAAGATGTATTTATAAGGGAGACCATTTATGATCTCATAAAAAGTAAAAGTAAAAAAAAATAAAAAGATGGCAAAATGGGTTGAAATATTCAAAGACAAAAATGACTATAATGAGAAATCAATCGTAGGATTTGCATCATTCGCAGTAATGGTATTGTTCGCAATGGCGGATATAATGACAGGATTCTTCGGTAAGGATTTGGTGATACAAGAATTTATCTATAATTCTTTTGTAATCATCACATTGGGTTCTTTCGGTATCGCCGAGGCGGGTAAGGTCTTTGGTAAAAAGAATAATGAAGAAGAATAATATAAAAAAAAATGTTACTAAAAATTGGCTCTAAAGGAAGAGAAGTTAAAGAATTACAGGAATTCTTGGGTATTGGTGCGGACGGCATCTTTGGTTCAGGAACTGAGGCATCAGTTAAAAAATGGCAATCCGATAATGGTCTTAAGTCTGACGGTATTGTGGGTCCTGCCACTTGGGATGCTATGGGTTTGGCTACTACTGACAGTTCTGAAAAGACGTTCGTCACGTCAAATGGATTATTAATTAATCGTCACTTTTTACCTGTTGGTGAATATAAGGAAGGACCTACCACTAAGGAGTATCTTTTCTTACACCACACCGCAGGTTGGCATAACCCATATAGTACAATAGATGCGTGGGGTAGAGATGATAGGGGTGCTGTTGCCACTGAATTTGTATTGGGTGGTCCATCCGTAAAAGGTAATGACGATCAGTATGATGGTGAAATGGTACAGGCGTTCCCTGAAGGGGCGTATGGTTGGCACTTAGGAAAGAATGGATCTCAACACATGCACACACATTCAGTGGGAATTGAGGTTTGTAATTTTGGTTATGTGGTGAATGGTAAAACATATGCGGGGACTTCAGTCCATGAATCACAAATCGTAGAGTTATCCCAACCATTTAGAGGACATAAGTTATGGCACCGTTATTCAGACGCACAAATCGAAGCGTTACATAAGTGGATCCTTTGGATTGCGGAAAGAGACTCTATCGATGTTCGTAAAGGTCTACCCGAACTAATTAAAAAGATTGGAGTATCAGCATTTGAGTTTAATGATGATGCATACTACGGTAAGATTAAAGGTTTGTGGACCCATACAAATACAAGAAAAGATAAGGTCGATATGTTCCCTCAACAGGAACTAATTGACATGTTGTTGAGTCTGTAAAAAAATAAACCCCAACAAGGAATGCTGGGGTTTTAGGTCTACATCGGTTTCAACACCAATGCTTTAACGAGAAAAACGAAAAGGTAATCGGCAAAGAGAACCTTTGATGTATAAATATATATCTTTTTTAAAAAAGTTTAGATTTTAGTTAAATGAGGGGTAAATTTTTGGAAATTTCCATGTTCCCCTCATTTATTTTTAATAAAACTTCTTTATCCTGAACAATATTACCCATTAAAATCTCATCACTAATAAAGTCTTCGCACAGATTTTGGATGATTCTTTTAATAGGTCTCGCACCATACTCCTCTTCAGAGTTTCGTTTAATAATTTCATCGATGACACTTTTATCAAAAGTAATTTTGTATGAGTTATCAACCAATCTACTATAAAGTGAACTCATTTCGAGTTGTACAATTTTACGAAGAGATTTATCATCTAACTTATTGAATACAATAATATCGTCAATACGATTCAAGAATTCAGGAGTAAACTGTTGTTTCAAAGATTTTCTGATGATAGAATCTTTAACCCTCTCTTGATTTTCTGAGTCCGTAAAACCAACACCACCTCCAAAATCCGAAACCTTCTTTGCACCAATGTTCGATGTCATGATGATTAGGGTATTGGTGAAATTTACTTTTCTACCAAACGAATCGGTTAAGTGTCCCTCATCCAATATCTGAAGTAGGATGTTGAATACATCTTTATGTGCCTTCTCGATCTCGTCAAATAGGACTACCGAAAAAGGGTTGTTTTTAATCTTTTCAGTCAATTGACCTCCTTCATCATAACCAACATAACCCGGAGGTGAACCTATCAATTTAGATACGTTATGTTTTTCCATGAATTCACTCATGTCAACTCTCACAATTTTTTCGGGATCACCAAAAAGAGTGTTTGCTAGTGTTTTCGCTAGATGAGTTTTACCGACACCCGTAGATCCTAAGAACATAAATGAACCGATCGGTTTGTTACTACTCTTAACCCCAACTCGATTTCTTCGGATTGATTTTGAAATTTTAGTGACAGCATCATCCTGACCAATAACATTCTTAGATATTGTTTTTTCTAAATTTAATAGGTTTTTACTTTCCTTAGTATCCAACTTTGAAATTGGAACACCGGTCATATTGGTGATGAGGTCATATACGTCTTCTATGGTCACCTCCTTTTTATTAATCTTTTGTTCGTCATTCCACTTTTTCTTTTCGGTTTCGAGTTTCTTAATGATTTTCTTTTCCTCGTCTCGAAGTTGTGCCGCTTGCTCGTAATCTTGAGACTTAACCACACTTAATTTTTTTGTTTTGATGGATTCTGCCTCTTTTTTTAACTTTTCGATAGAATCAGGAACTTTTACATTAATCTTCTTTTCCGAACCCAACTCATCCAATACATCAATTGCCTTATCAGGAAACTGTTTATCTGTTATGTATCTCTTAGAAAGATTAACTATGGTTTCAATAACGTTTTCAATCCTCGTAAGAAGACTTAAGATTATAAAGAATGTCCACGGTTTCAGTAACTGTTGGTTCTTGGAGAACAATTTTTTGGAATCTTCTCACTAACGCACCGTCTTTTTCGATATTCTTTTTGAATTCGTCGAAGGTGGTCGCACCAATACATTGAATTTCACCACGTGCCAATGCGGGTTTTAGGATATTAGCTGCATCCATTGAACCTGACGCATTACCCGCACCCACCATAGTGTGAATTTCATCAATAAAAACAATTACGTTGGGGGCGTCCACTAATTCGTTAAGAATTGCCTTAATCCTCTCCTCAAACTGACCACGGTACTTAGTTCCCGCAACCAATGAGGTGAGATCCAAAGACATAATTCTTTTATCTATGAGATTTGTTGGACAGTTACCATTTGTGATTAATAATGCCAACTTCTCCACTAATGCGGATTTACCCACACCCGCATCACCAACGATTACAACATTGTTTTTCTTTTTCCGTGATAATATCTGAGCAATACGCATCACTTCTTTATCCCTTCCAATAATGGGGTCTATGAGTCCCTCAGACGCTAAACGTGTGAGATCTCTGGAGAAATTGTCAAGTACGGGCGTATTCGATCCTCTTTTACCTTTTCTCTGTTGTTGGGGGGTTCCCCCTTCAAAAAAATCTACGGACATATATTATCGTTTTAAACTTTTATAAAGATAACGAAAATCATGCTAAATGTCAAATGATGTCATAAAGTCATGTTATTTTTATGATATCTGTAAAAATGACAGTTATATCATAAATAATTCGTATTGGCACCTCATTTGAAATATGGGTATGTAAATAATAAATAAAAAAAATTAAAAGAAAACTATGATTACTTTATTTAAAAGAGACCCATTTTTCACTAACTTCTTAGATTCAGTTTTTGAGACTGAAACGACTGACCTTTGGAAAGGATTCGTTAACACCAACAAATCAGTGGATGGTGATGGTGTTACTTTGGAGTTTGTTGTACCAGGTTTATCTAAAGAAGATATCTCTGTTTACGTTGAGGACAATAAATTGAAGGTTAGTTACACCGCGGAAATTACAAAAAGTAAGTACGTAGAACCTTTTGAAAGAACGTATACTTTGGGAGAGGACTTAGATGATAAGAAGATTTCCGCTAAGGTTGAGAACGGTGTCCTAACACTCACAGTACCTAAGAGTAAGAAAAAAAATTCACAACGAGAAATTTCGATATCTTAAATTAGAACCCCCGAAAGGGGGTTTATTTTTTTATTTGATATTTATAAGATACATCGGACGAACTTGATTTTCTTCTGATTATTTGTTATATTATAGGTAAAAATAAAAAAGTATGGCAATTCTATCTGAGAAAATCAACGGCAAGGAGATTCTTGTTGAAATTCAATCATCGAATTTAAAGTCCGCGTCTTACAATACGGAAGATGAGACACTACAAATCACATTTAACAGTGGTGGTGTTTATGAGTATTATAAAGTTCCGTGGGAGAAGTTCACAAAACTTAGACTTTCGGAATCCCAAGGTAGGTTTTTCAATTTAAACATTGCGAAGACCTATGAGTACAAGAAGTTGAAATGAAAAACACTCAAATTGTTGATGAGTTAATAGAAGAGATTGGTAATAATCAAGAGATTGTAAAATCTTTTGAGGTGAGGGATTCACTATCTTCTGACATTTTTGAAAAGAAAGATGGTGAATTTTTTATGCATAAAGAGATCAGAGATAAACTCTTAGAGGTTGTGGAGAGTTTCATGGAATTCATTGATATCGAATTCTTCATACATGACATTATCCTGACGGGATCTTTATCTAACTATAATTGGTCAAAATATTCCGATGTGGATTTACATATCATGGTTGATTTCGACGAATTAGATGGTTCAAATAAAACAGACTCTATCGCGATACACGATATAATGAAGAACTTCTTTGACACTAAAAGGAGTTTGTGGAATAAACAACATAAGATAACCATTAAAGGATATGATTGTGAAGTTTATGTACAGGATGTCGATGAGAAACACCTTGCCACAGGAATTTATTCTGTTTTAAATAATAAATGGATTATTACGCCCGAAAAAACCACACAATCAATTGACAAGGATTTAATTATTTCAAAAGCAGAAAGATTTCAAAATTTGATAGATAAAATCGATTCTAAATTTGAGGATGGTGACGACGTTGATTGGGAGATAAAGTCAGTTAAACAATCATTAAAGAAGTTTAGACAATGTGGTTTGGATAAGGGTGGTGAATTTTCCTATGAGAATTTGGCATTCAAACTACTAAGGAGAAACGGGTATATCGAAAAGTTATTAGATATTCAGACCCGTAGTAAGGATAAGAAATTATCCATAACACAACAGTAAACGAAATGTTTTTCTTGATATTGTTGTATTTATAGTATAAGAATAAGTCATTAACAAATAGAATTAATATGTCAGAGCTTAGACCATTAGGTAGTGAAAAACTACAAGGTGAAGATAAATTGAGGAGAATCATGGAGATTGCCAATTACGGCAGAACTCCCCAAAACACTATCACCGAGAATACTACCCCCACAAACGTTGAGTTTATTAAAGAGTCTTCTAATGGTACCTATGGTATTGTTAGAGAAAAAGACGGATACTATGTAAAGAAAGGACTTAACGAAGGATCATTAGATTACATCGGTGGTATCTTCATGAAAAATAAAAACAGATTCTCATCTTATGCTGATGCATTAAAAAGATTAGAATTAATCAGTGGACAAGAGAGTCTTAATGAGGCTAAGAAATATGTTCTAAAGAAAAGTTCTGCACCGAGTGAACCAATTGATGCTCCCGCACCCGCAGCGGCACCTGTTGAAGATGTTCCTGCCGAACCTGTCGCTGAACCCTCACCCGCACCTGTTGACGATGTTCCAGGACCTGTAGGGGATATACCATCTGACGATATGGGAGATGTTCCCGCAGAAGAACCAATGGATGGTGAGGAAAAAGATGGTAAGAGATCTGACTATATGGAAGAAGTACAAAAATTCTCGGGCAAGTTAGGTCAGGCACTTAGGGACGTTAAGGAAAGAATGGAGAGTGACGATATTAAGTACGTCATCAATATGGTTTTATCTGCCGTCGATTTAGATTCATTAGATGATGAAGACAAAGAAGATATCGCAAAAAAATTCGAACCTGAAGAAGAAGGTTTTTCAGACCCTGAATTTGATGAAATAGGAACAGGTGATGAGGAAGGTTCAATGGAACCCGAACCTGATGAAGAGATTGATGAAATAATGACTAAACTTGAAAGTTTTGTTGACGCTCCTGTTGAAGAGTCTCATGATGAGGACCATGTCGAAGAAAAAGTTGATCTATCACAATTCAACGACTTAGGTGTTGAAGAAGAGGTTTCTGAAGAAGACGATGTAAATGATGAGTACGAAATTGACTTAGAGGAACTCAAAGGTGACATCAACAAACTTGTTGACGAGACCTTGAGTAAATACTTTAAGTAAAATGAGACTTATCTATATCAACGAGATTGGATCCGACTATAAGGGTCAAAAACAATATGAGTTTATCTTTAGTGATCAAACTGAGTTCGATATAGAGGAATGGTACCATATACCCGCATCAACTTATCCCGAATCTCTTTCCCCTGATTTAGAGTATATCACTTATGTGGGTATACTAAAAAACTCAGACTTAGAATTAGATTTAGTACAAAAATCAGATTACTTCGGTATCATAGATGCTGTCGATGGGGTAATATCATTAGGGTGGGAAAAATTTGATATGGAGAGTGAGTTCGAAAGACTCACATTTTCATTTGGTGAAAAATTAGAGAAGGTTGAATCAAAGATTAAATCTAGAGGTTATCACCTTATAAAAGAAGAATTAAATTTCAATACAGGTTTATGAAACGATCTATAACAATAGATAAACTTATCAAAGAGGGTTTCTCTGAAAAATTCCTTTCCAAGTTATCTGATAAACATATTACAGAACTTTCTGAGAGAGTATTATCGGAAAATACACTCAACATCCCTAAGGATGATCAAGCAGCAATTGACCAAGCCAAAAACACCAAACAAACATTTGTTACGTATGAAGAGGAAGAGGTTGATGAGTCATCAGCACAACAAGCGGCAATTGCGATCAATATGAAAAAGAAGGGTAAAAAACCTAAGAATGAGGTTGATGAACAAGAGGAAATTAATGAGTGGGTAGATGGTTTAGTTAAAACCCAATACCACCCAATGGTGACCACTAAAAAAGAGATTTATGAGATGATTGGGTCTCTTAGTGATAGTGCCGACAATTTAGCTGACGCAAAAAACATGTTTAGTGTTGACGAAAATCAACCTTCACCTTCTAAACCTGAGAGGGACACACCAGTAAGGGAAAAACCCGATACAAAACCAAACAGACCTCAGAGAGAGGATCCTTTTAACCCCAGACCTAGCGTAAACCCTAAACCTAAGGCGAATTTACCTAAATCCCTTTCTTGGAGTTCATTAGGTATTGAATTATCGTAAGTCATGATTAGTAAGAAAAAACTTTTAGAAACAATCAAAAACATCAAAGAGATGCCAATTGATTATGGCGATTCCCCTGAAAGAATCGAACCAGGTATTGAAGATAAATTAGCGAAGATGCACCCGAAGGTGTACCATCAAATTGGGAAGAACTTTTAGCGTCTAAGAGATTTAGAGATGTGATTGAGAAGGTTAAAAGGTATACGGGACAAGAGGGAAATGTCACAAATCAGAACACCTTAATGCAACTTATGGGTACCATGAGACAAATGATGATGAGTGTTTTACAGTTTGAATCTCAGAACAAAGAATACTTAGAAAATTTGGCAGTCGAATTAGTTAAAAAAGAAATGGCAATACCTGAAGGTTCATTACAGTTCGATGCTAAACTAGTTGGTATTGGTCAAATTGATATGGAGGGTTTCCAACAACAAGGTGAGGATCCAAGTGAGGAGGAGATTGAACAAACTTTTGGTGTTCAACCAGAAGAGGCAGAAGATGATTTAGAGGATTTTATTGATGCATTTGAGAAGTTTGATCAGGAAACTGCGAAAAGAAGATTTATAAATGCACTTATTCAAGGTGCATCTAAAAAGGGTCACTATATGTTTGAATTAGTGGCTGACGAGTTAACGGAGAGAAATCCAAACATTGTCAATCAATATGGTGTATTAATGTCAGTTAATGATTTGATGTATTGGGTTTTACCTGAAGGTATGTTAGAAATGGGAATGCAAGGTGGTAGTATGGCTGGGAAGGAAGAGGTCGATACTGAAACTGATCCACCTACCGTTAAGGCACGTGCCGTTTTCTTCCCCGCATTAATCCATGAAATTATTAAAGGTGCAATGGAGATCGTTGGATCGAGAGGTTTACCATCTGACCCAAGAGCGGCCGAAATGGTTATGGGTAAAACTGACACACTTCCATCAGAGGTTTGGGATTTAAGATTAGGTCCAATCATATGGGAGAAGTTCAGAGAGTCATATCCCGGTAAATTACACGAGGATGATATGAGACATATACAGAACTATCTATTCTCTAGATTTTCGGCTTTAGATACCGAAGAATTCTTCAAAGTGGCAAAAGAAATAATGAAGGGTAGTGAATTAGGAAAAACTATAGTATCAAATATGGTTAATCAGATTATTAATGATCTGAAAAATGAAGACTATGAACAAGACGAATACGATAGAGAATGGGGTGATGACGAAGACAGAGATGGTTTTAGTGATTTCCTCGGATCGTTAGGGATTGGTTTATCACCTGATGACGACGATGACGGACCAACCGTATAAAGTTTAAAGTGGTCAAAAATGACCACTTTTTTTGTATTTATAAGATATGGATAAGAATAAACTAATACAACTTAAGGAGTACGCAAAGATTCTAAAGGACACTCCTTATGCGTTGAAGACATATCTACAGACATACGATAATACTCAAAAAAAGTATGTACCATTAGAGTTATTTCCCGATCAAATCGAATTGATTAATGATTACGATAACTATAATGAAAATATTACCCGTAAGTATCGTCAGGCGGGGGTATCCACAGTAACTGCTGCGTGGTTATCGAAGAAGATTCAAACCGCAAGTCCTGACAACCCTGAGAGGGTTCTAATCATTGCCAACAAGAGGGATACTGCGATCGAAATGGCGAATAAAATTCGTGGTTTTTTAGATCAATGGCCTGAGTGGATTAATGTTGGGTTCTCGCCCGATAAAAACTCGGAAAGTCGTTATAGAATGAATAATGGTTGTGAGGTGAAGGCGGTTGCGACATCAGCGGATGCACTTCGTGGTTATACACCAACAGTTCTTGTATTTGATGAGGCGGCATATATCGAAGCGGGAGAGGATTTTTGGGCTGCGTGTATGGCATCCTTATCAACGGGTGGTAAGGTAATTCTAATTTCCACACCAAACGGATATGATCCAATATACTACGGTGTTTATGATCAGGCGTTAAGAGGGATGAATGATTTTAAAATCACCGATTTAAGATGGTTTAAAGATCCTCGTTATGCGGGTGATTTAAAATGGTTAAAGGTTGATGATATCATCCATTATATGTTAAACAGAGAACAATATAACGATGATGAAATCATATTAGAAGAAGGGTGGGAGAGATACGTTGAATTATTAGAACAAGGTTATAAACCATATTCCAATTGGTTTGAGAATATGGCCAAAAAATTCAAATACGATAAGAGGAAGATTGCACAGGAATTGGAGTGTGACTTCTTAGGTTCAGGTGATGGAGTAATCCCAAATGACATTCAAGAAAAAATTAGAAGAGACCATATCAAAGAACCTATTGAAAAATACATGCAGGGTAACTTTTGGTTATGGAAAGAACCTGTTGAGGGTCATCGATACATTATGGGTGTTGATGTTTCAAGGGGTGATAGTGCAGACGCGTCTTCAATATCGGTAATTGACTTTGATGAAAGGGAACAAGTTGCCGAGTATATTGGGAAGATTCCACCCGACGATTTAGCATCTGTTGTGTATAAATGGGCAACACTCTATAAATCATTTGTTGTAATCGATATTACGGGTGGTATGGGTATTGCTACTTCTAGAAAACTCCAAGAAATGGGGTATAAGGATCTCTATATTGATGGGGTAAATTCCATGAATATATGGGAGTATAACAAAAAAGGTCAGGATAAGATACCGGGTATTAATTTCAACAATAAAAGAACTCAGATAGTCGCAGCATTCGAAGAACAACTGAGACATGGGTTTGGTGTACGTTCAAGTCGTTTATTAAATGAGTTGAACACGTTCGTTTATGTTAATGGTAGACCTGACCATATGAAGGGTGCACACGATGATGCCATCATGGCAATGGCTATTGCGATGTATGTTGGTGACATATCATTTGCACACTTAAAGAGAAATGATAATGCCAATAAGGCCATGCTTGATTCGTGGTTATTATCGGAAAGAACATATGAAACAAAAAAATCCTTCTATTCACACGGGACTGCATTTGATGCAATAGGTTCAATGTCCATGGATGGTCCGAGACAACCCCAAATGGGTAACAATATGTCTAGGGAAGATTATCAAGAATATTCATGGTTGTTTGGTAGAAAAGTCAAACAACTTTAAAATGTCGAAAAAAAATCGTATATTATAAAGTTTAATATTTATTAATATGGCAAAACAAAACTTGACAGTTTATCAAAGACTTACAAAGGTATTCGGGTTCCAAACGGATAGACCGACTGCACCCCCACAATATCGTTTTGATAAGGATAAACTGTTAAAAACAGATAGTAGAGAGGATTACGAAAGAGAACTATTACAACAACAACAGTCACAGTATATTGCTGACAAGTGGACAAAGTTGGATCAATCTCTTTATAATCAATCGGTTTATTATGAACCGAATAGACTTGCCGCATATTACGATTATGAATCTATGGAGTTTACTCCGGAGATTTCCGCTGCGTTAGATATCTATTCAGAAGAATCTACAACAATGTCCGAAAAAGGACAAATTTTAACTATCTACTCTGAATCTAAAAGAGTAAAAAATATTTTAGAAGATTTATTCTATAATCAACTTGACATCAACACCAACCTACAAATGTGGTGTAGAGGTGTGTGTAAGTATGGGGACGATTTTGTGTATTTAAAAATCGATCCAAATAGAGGTGTTGTTGGATGTCAACAATTACCAAACATTGAGATTGAGAGACACGAAGGCGCCGCATCTCAAGTACACAAATCAGAACCTGCCGCGGGGGTCAAGATGCCAAGTAGAGAATTAAGATTTACATGGAAGAATAAGGACATGGAATTCCAAGCATGGGAAGTTGCTCACTTTAGAATTTTAGGTGATGACAGAAAACTTCCATACGGAACTTCTATGTTGGATAAAGTAAGACGTATTTGGAAACAGTTACTTCTTGCGGAAGATGCGATGTTAATTTATAGAACCTCGAGAGCACCCGAAAGAAGGGTATTCAAAGTATTCGTAGGTAACATGGATGATAAAGACATCGAAGCGTACGTACAACGTGTTGCCAATAAATTCAAGAGAGATCAGATTGTAGATCAAAGAAACGGACAAGTAGATATGAGATACAACCAAATGGCGGTTGATCAAGATTATTTCATCCCTGTTCGTGATCCGTCACAATCATCACCTATCGAAACTTTACCCGGAGCACAAAACTTGGGTGAAATTGCGGATATTGAGTACATCCAAAAGAAACTTCTCGCAGCACTTAGAATACCAAAAGCATTCTTAGGGTTTGAAGAGATCGTTGGTGAAGGTAAGAGTCTTGCATTGATGGATATTCGTTTCGCAAGAACAATCAATAGAATACAGAAGTCACTTATTCAAGAGTTGAATAAGATCGCATTAATACATCTTTATCTTTTGGGATTGGAAGATGAATTAAATAATTTCAGTTTATCGCTGACAAACCCGTCAGCACAGTCAGATTTACTTAGAATAGAACAGTGGAAAGAAAAGATCACACTCTATAAGGATGCGACCTCAGATCAATCACAAATTGGTATTCAACCTGTTTCACATACGTGGGCCAAAAAGAACATTCTTGGTATGAGTGATAACGATGTGATTCTTGACTTACAACAACAGAGACTTGAGAGAGCACTCGGTGCTGAATTGGGTATCACTCAAAACATCATTAAGAGAACAGGTGTCTTTGATGAGGTTGATAAGAAGTACGGTATTCCTGAGGAGGAGAGACAAGCTGCCGAACAAGGTGCAGCACCTGATGCTGGTGGAGGTGCCGGCGGAATGGATATGGGTGGGGGCACACCACCACCACCTGCGGGTGATACCGGAGGAGGTGGGGATGAACCATTAGCTGAGGGAAAAAAAATAAAAATTCTAAGTGAGTTAGGGGATCAAGATGCAGATTTTGATGATCTTTTTGATGTTCAGAAGGCACAACAGAATATTTATGAGATAGAGAATAAAATTAAAGATATTATACAAGAGTAACGATGGCAACATTTGGACACGTAAAAAATAAGATATTGGTTAAACTGACTGAGTCTTACGGAAAGAAAGATTTTAAGGATAACTTAAAAAAGTACTTCCAACCAATTATGAAAAACAACACCCTTAAAGAGATGTATTCCCTTTATGAGGATATTGAGACTATGAATTTTGATGATAAGGAAACCGCACAATTATATGTGGAGGAACTATCAAAGGTTTTAAAAGATAGATACAATGAGGTTAATACATCTTTATTTGATTTAAATGAGTCATTAAAGGATGTGGTAAAAACAGATAACCCCATTTACGAATCTTTAGATGTATTATCATGTCCCGATAAATTGGGGAATATCTCATCAAAGGTTATCGCAAAGAAAACTTTAGTAGAACATTTAATAAAAACTAAGACTTCAGACGAATTGACTGTTGAACAGGGAGTAAACGAAAGTTTATTAAACTCTGTGTTGGTTAACAATTTCAATGTAAGTTTTGATAAAACATTAAGTGAGGGTGAAAAGGAGAAATTAAAATCAATCCTTTCAATGACTCAAGAAGAGGTTAATACTAAAACAAAAGAACTACAGGAAACCATTAATGGTAGATTGGTTGAATTAATTAACGAAGACGAAGGTTTTAGAACTAAGGCGGATCAAGTGAGAAAAGAAGTACTTGAGATGACACCCAGTAAATATAATCTACATCGATTAGAGGATTTGGTGGAAGGTTTGTCTTAAATATTGAAGGTCCCTTTCGGGACCTTTTTTATTTCTGTTCTTGATCTCGTAAAAATTGTATGTATTCTGCCTTTTGTTTCTGTAAACGTTTGGAAACTGAAGGTTTAGTAAATTGTTGTCGTTCACGTAACAATTGTACCTGTTTAGTATTTCTCACTTTAGACTTTAATTTCTTTAGTGCTTGTTCAATGTTCCCATTCTTTACGTTTACTATTAGCATATTTTTCTTTTTTTGTATTATATACATAAATATAACAAAAAAATTTGATTTAGAAAATATTTTTCCTTATCTTTTATTTATTCACCATAAAAAGAGTTAAGTATGAAATTAAATGAAATTAGGTCGTTATATACCCTTAGGGGACTATAAAAACGTAAAAATCGGTTATGGCACGATAGACCATAAAAATTTAAAGACAATATATCTGTCATTCACTTCATGGTTAGAACCTAACGATGACGCTTACAACTTCGACACGATAGTAAGATCTTCCCGTAATAATATTAAAAAACTGATTTACAATTTAGGTATGGATATATTCCTACCGGAATCAATTGTGGATTTGGACGTTAGGACTAACGGAATTAAGAAAGAAAAACGATCGTTTATGAATTTGGAGATTACACTATATGTGGGTAAACCAATTAACATAAAGGATAAAGACTTGAAAAATGATATCAGTAATCTTATGAAAGTGGTTATTGATGACTGTTTAAACGACGATCGTATCTTTAATTTTAACAAAAAGAAAAAATAACTTCGATTACGATGTATTTATAGTAATAAAACTATAGGTACATGAAAGTATTAGGTCCTAAAGAAACAGGTAAGGGTATCCTCATCGAATACGATGCGGGTTTTGTGTCACCTGAAGAAAATAAGAAAATCATTTCTGAAATGAAGAACGTTGACTTCTCTGAAGACATAGTTCTTTATGCTGTTTTACAAAAGTTCGATACACCGAATAAAAACGGTAGAATATATCCTGAAACCATTCTTAAAAGAGAAATGGACAAATATCAGGGTGTCATCAATAAAGGTTCGGCACTAAACGAACTAAACCACCCATCATCTTCTCTTATTGATTTAGATAGAGTTTCTCACGTTATTACTGAAACGTGGTGGGAAGGTAAAATCCTTATGGGTAAACTAAAGTTACTTACATCCCCTGGTTGGAAAAAGATGGGTATTGTCTCAACTAAAGGTGATCAGGCGGCGATGTTACTTCAAAATGGGGTGACTTTAGGTATTTCTTCAAGAGGTGTTGGTTCACTTAAATCAGAAAAAGGACAAAATATCGTACAGGACGATTTTGAATTGGTTTGTTTTGATTTAGTGTCATCACCATCAACCCCTGGCGCCTACGTATTCACAGACCCATCAGAAAGGGAGAAGTACGAGGAGTCTATTGAGGAGAAACCAATCGTAGATGATAGAATGAAAAAATTAATGGGAAAAATGGATAGTTTTCTATCCCGATAAATAATTTTTCTGTGATTAGTATATCATAAAACTTAATTTTTCTGAAACAACAGATATTTATTAATAAAATCAAAATAAAAAGATGAGCAAAAAATCCATTTTAGAACAAGCATTGCTTCAAGTACAAGATCTTGAGGAGGCGGTTAAAGCAAACGCAAAAGGTATACTTGCTTCAACTATGAAGGAAGAACTAAACGAAGTGCTTAAAGAATCATTGGAAGAAGAGGACGTTGAAGGTCCTGAAGGAGTAGAAGAGGATATGCCAATCTCTGAACAACCATTTGGTGATGAAGAGGAAGGAAATGACGACGAAGCTTCAATAAACGACGAACCATCGGACGACGACATTGATCCTGATTTAGAAGGAGGTGACGAAGATATGGGTATGGATTCAGAAGAAGATTCTGAAGAAGACGATCTTGAGTTACCATCTATGGATGATGAAGGTGAAGATGACGAAGTACTCGATATGACTGACGCTAGTGACGAAGAAGTTATGAAGGTTTTCAAATCAATGAAACCTGAAGACGGAATTGTTGTGAAGAAGGACGGAGGTAATATCGAATTAGAAGATGGTGACGACGAATACATTATCAAACTCGACGGAGATGAAGAAGAGGTCGCAGAAGGTGATTGGAACGAAGAAGAGGAGTGTCACGAATGTGGTGATTCCGCTATGGAGGAAGAAGTTACCGAAGATGAGACTGTCTACGAAATCGACTTAGGGGACGATGATGATGAAGAAATTTCCGAAGAATTATCTGAAGATGACGCTGAGATGGAAGTCGATGCAGATTCTGAGGGTTCCGAGGAAGGTGAAGTCGAATCTGATATAGACGAAGCATCAAGAACAATGGGTAATGATGTTAGAGGTGAAGGACCACGTCAAGGTAAAAAATACAAGTCAGGACGTGCGGAGATCAACGAAGAAGTTGAGACTTTAAAGAAACAAAACGCAGAATACAAGAAAGCGTTAGTGTTGTTTAAAGAGAAACTTAATGAGGTTGCTGTATTCAACGCCAATTTAGCATACGCTACGAGATTGTTCACTGAGCATTCGACTACTCGTCAGGAAAAATTAGATATTCTTAAGAGATTTGACTCTGTCTCATCTTTAACAGAATCTAAATCAACCTATAAAACTATCGCGGGTGAGTTAGGTTCTAAAAAGAATATCGCTGAGGCGGTCGTTAATAAGATCGCATCAACCCCGACAACATCTTCATCTCAAGAAGTACTTTCAGAGGCCAAAGCATATGAGAGTCCTCAATTCAAGAGAATGAAGGATTTGATGTCAAAATTAAAATAATAAAATAAAAAAAATTAATACCAAATTAAAATGGGAGCATTATTAGAAAGTGGTATGGTTGGTAACATCGGTCTTAAGCACTTGAGAGTTATCAAAGAAGATACCATTAAAAAATGGGATGACTTAGGATTCCTTGAGGGATTAAACGGTCACCAAAAAGACAACATCGCACAATTGTATGAAAACCAAGCTTCATACTTGATTAACGAAGCAGCTGTATCTGATTCATCAGGTTCTTTTGAAACAGTTGTTTTCCCAATCATCAGAAGAGTTTTCTCTAAATTGTTAGCGAACGACATCGTATCAGTACAAGCAATGAACTTACCTATTGGTAAATTGTTCTACTTCGTACCTAAAATTCAGGAAAGATCAAACGGAGCTCACTTAGAGCCTTATGGAATGCCTGGTAACAATGCCGCTAACGGTGGTTACACAGGAAGAAATCTTTATGATAGATTCTATGAGGAGAGTGATGACGCATCAGAAGGTTTATTTGATTACTCAAAAGGTGATTTCACTACTGAGTCATTAACTGCCGGTGCATTCGTTACTTTCTCTAACGGTGCAGCAACTAACTCAACAACTGCATTAGGTGCTGACGCTGCTAGCGTTATCATCGTGGCTTCAGGTTTCACAAATGCAGGTTCAAGTAAGATTGTAGGTCCTAACGGTAACGAGATGGACACTGAAGAATTCTTGGCTTCATTAGAGGTTACTTACGGTGGTGTTAAGAGAAACTTTAACGTAGTTACTCAAAAGTACGGTAAGGGTATCGTTGAATATGGTACTACAGGTGCTGGTGTAACAGGTTCTTATGACAAAATCGTTGACCAAGATGGTCTTCTTTATTTGAATGTAGACTTACAGACTTATTCAGCATCTACAGGTTTTGCTGATGGTGGTAATGGTGCCGTTCCTGGTGACTTCACATTATCTTACAGACAATATGGATCTTTGGAATTCGAAGATGCGATTGGTGAAGTTTCTTTCGAATTAGAGTCAGTAACTGTTTCTGTAACTGAAAGAAAATTAAGAGCTAGCTGGTCTCCTGAATTGGCTCAAGACGTATCTGCATTCCACAACATCGATGCTGAAGCTGAGTTAACTGCATTGTTATCTGAGCAAATCGCTGCTGAGGTTGATAGAGAAATCTTAAGAGACTTAAGAAAAGGTGCCGCTTGGAACTTGAAGTGGGATTACAATGAGTGGAAGTATGGTGGTTCTAACGGAGCTACTTTACAAGGTTACACTCAAAAGGATTGGAACCAAACGTTGATCACTAAGATTAACCAATTATCGGCTCAAATCCATAAAACTACACTAAGAGGTGGTGCTAACTGGATCGTTGTTTCTTCTGAAGTTTCAGCTGTATTCGATGACCTTGAGTACTTCCACGTATCTAACGCAGGTGCTGAGCAAGACCAATACAACATGGGTATTGAGAAAGTTGGTACTTTAGCTGGTAGATATCAGGTGTATAGAGATCCTTACTTCCCTGCTGGTAAGATCTTAGTTGGTCACAAAGGTAAATCTTTATTGGACGCTGGTTACATCTACGCTCCATATGTACCTTTACAGTTGACTCCAACTATGTACAATCCATTTAACTTCACTCCGATCAAGGGTATCATGACCAGATACGCTAAGAAGATGGTTAACAACAGATACTTCGGTGTGATCAATGTTAGTGGTTTACAAACATTTAGCTTGGATACTTTAAGATAATCTTAATTTCCTTGATAGATATGAAAGGGGGACATTGTCCCCCTTTTTTTATACCATTATTTTTCGTATATTTTATATATGAATTGGACAGAGTATTTTATTAGTATCGCAGAACAAGTAAAGGAGAAGTCTAAAGACGTTAATACCAAAATAGGTGCGGTAATTGTTGGTAAGGATAAAGAAATAATTACAACAGGTTATAATTCGTTCCCTAGAGGTTTAAATGATACGTTAATCGAAAGACAGGAACGACCCGAAAAATACTTTTGGTTTGAACACGCAGAGAGAAATGCGATTTATAATGCTGCACGTATAGGTGTTTCTCTAAAGGAATCTACCGCTTATATAACTTCAGGTTTACCATGTATGGATTGTGCACGTGGACTAATTCAAGCGGGGGTCAAAAAAGTGGTGTGTAAAGAACAATGTACCACTAAGAATCATGATAAGTGGAAAGAACATCAGGAAAGAACACTTACCCTATTTTCTGAGTGTGGGGTAGAAGTCGAGTTTTATTGAGTTTTTTAACTCTTACTTTTAAATCACCCGTTCCTTTAATAATTCTATGGTATTCACCTTCAGGTATAAATAAGGTTAAACCTTCATGTATGTTAATGGGTAATTGGTTATCCATTTGGAATTTCCAATCACTATCATGTAAGAAGGTTACTTCTCTATCCTCATTATCAAAATGCCATTTAAGGTCTGTTTCCTTGGTATCAGATGGAAAGGTCCTAAGACTATGACCCGTATCTATAATTTCTCTAAAGGGAAGTTTTTCTGTCATCTCTTTTTACCTGATGATATGATATCAATGATAACTTTATACCATTCGGGTTCAAACTGTTTGATCTGTCCCATGGTTTCTCTATTTAACACCAACATCCCTTTACCGTCTTCGTATTCCTCTAAAGATTTAGCAACATTATCTTCTTGTAGACAAACTGTTGCCCATGTAAGATAACTATTGGTTGTTAATTCGGGGTCACTGTTTTCATATGATGTATCACCGTCCCAATCCTGATATCCATAAAAATCAGATTCGTAGAAGTCATCACTAATATTGTCGGGATGTAAGATGTAACCCTTATTGGTGTTCTTATCCATCAAAACGACGATATCTGTTCCGCCCTTATTACCACCCTTCCATGGATCGTAACCCAAGAATGTGAAATGTGGTTTTATATCGTCTAAAGAACCATCCATAAAACCTGATCTATCAGGGTCGGGATATTCGGGGGGATCGTACCAACCTTCAACAATATCTAACAGTTTCATATTACCACGGATTTGATGATTTAATACCTAACGCCTTTCTGTAACGAGAGATGTTACAACTCCAATAACCTGGTGTTGTTCGATCTTTCTTGTCTTTACAGTTGTGTCTCGCCCTGAATGATTTAGCGGCCGATTTATTATTATTTCTAACTCTTAGATTAGGATCACCGAAAGTCACTTTTTTAATTGTTCCTTTTGGTGTCTTAACATAAACAGCAAACTTTTTGGGTCCACCCGGTGTCCTAAATGGTTTATTTAGTTTCACGTTACGACCTCTATGTTTAGCCTCAACTAAATATTCTTCTTCACCTTCTACAAACGGGATGTCTAAATAAACTTCTTCTCCTTCATATATACCTGTCTTACCTAAATCAGTCCCAATTAGTTCTAAATCAATTCCGGTGACTTCTAAGACGTTTTCTTCATGTAGTTGACGTACTTCATTATAAAGATTAAAAAACTCCTCAGAATAGATCCTATACACGTTCTCTACGATAGGTAATTTATTTGTAATATGATATTGTAACCCCTCACTTAAAATTGATTTGTTCTCATTTAAATTTTTAAGTGTTGGATATGTTAATTCTATTGATTTTGTTTCAATGTTGTTGAGGACTAATGAGATTAATCTATTCTCATCAAAACGAGTAAATGTGGGAGTATTGCCCTTACCATGTTTAGGTTCTTTCTTTTCCGCCCTTCTTTTTTGATTTGTCATAGATTTCTTTTCCTTTTTGCTGTTTCATTTAAGGGTTGTCCACCCTTCTCTTCATTCATGAGGAAATCAAAAACTTGGTCAACGTTTTCCTTTGCGGTTGTCATATGATCATCCGCCCAATCGTGACCATTCTGTAAAATAGATTCAATAAACTGAGGATCCATTTCTAAAAGGATTTCACATTGTCTTTTGATCTGTTCTATATTACTGAAAAACATATAGTTTTCAGTCCTTTCTTCTCTCAACTGTGTGAGGTGTTTTTTAATGATATCCTTAAGATCCATTTTTATAAATATTTTATTTTTCTGAGACAATCTCGAATTTTATCACATTAGGGTATGAATACTCCTCGTTGTGTCTTATTCCTTTTATTTCTAAGTAGTATTCTCTTGGAATAAGGATACCAGTGTCTAACATGAGACTATTTTCATTGGTCACGTCCATATACGTCCAATCAAATACGTTTACGTTGGTGTGACCCTCTTTAATGTATAATCTATAAAAAACCTCATCAAACAATACGTTCGTGGATTGACTCATCGTTCTAAATATTGCCGAGATTTTTCTTGTCTCTCCCGATTTAATTTTTTCGTTTTGTTTGATACCTGAGAACTGAACCACATAACTATTATTCTCTTTTTGGTTTTCACCGATTGAGAATTTTGTTGAGTATGGTTTTGGGACGAACTTCTGTGTGATATTGGGGAACGCATTATTCTCAACACTAATCCCTTTCCACACGTCATAGAAAAATTTCTTACCGTCACAAACTAAACCACTAATACCGAAGGTTACTCTATAGACACCCTTTCTAACTTTAACAACAGTAAGGTCTGTTAAACCTTGTATTGGAGTTTGAGTGGAATCTAAAATGTCCACAGTTGGTAATTCGTCCAAATCAAAAAAGTTAGTTTCCTTATTAACATAAAGGAATAGATTCTGATTAGTCTTCTCAATGAAGTTTTCTCTATCGTCAAGAATTCTATCGTCAAAAATTGTCTCTAAGAAGGGTTCAAAGAATGTCTGCGTGTATTTTGAGAAAAATGCAACGGATTGGTCAACTTCCGAACTTAAATCTTCGTAAAGAGGGTCAAATGCAACCCCGATTCCGTTGTCGGTTTCCCCTGAGAGAATTGTATTAATATAGTCTGTAATATCGACTTCTAAATCTTCATTACCATTATCAAAAGTTTGTTCGGCAATGACTTCTGGATTATTTGAGTAGATACCCTCCGCAGTCCACGGATTTAAGGTAGTTCTCATGTACCAGTTAGATGGCCTTATATCAAATGTATTATTACCTGTTGTGTAGTCATAACCCGAATCTTCGTAATCGAAACCAACACCTTCATCCCAATACTCAGGAATTTTAAAAACCACCAATTTAAATGACGTAGTTCTTTCTCTACCCGTACCTCTCTTTGCACCTAAGAATGTCTCATCCCCAAAAATGGTGTTAGTCATATGAAGTACGTGTTTGGTGTTATTGTCAAGGACATAATCACCATTGTCGATCTTGGATTTTAATCCATCTAAATCGATTTTAAATATGAATTTAGAAAAACCTGAACCATAGAAAATTTCGGTAGAAGGGTTTTTTGAAGTATTCACCTTCATACCTTTTATGATGGTATTGTTCTTCTCGAAATATGAACGATAATATGACATCTTAGAACTCTTTCTTTAATAAATATCTGATTAGTTTATTCTAATCGATTTATTTAAGATATCGTTCTCTAAAGTCTTGAAAATCTCTTCTAATTCACGTCTGTGTGGAGTACCTTCAGGCATTGGTTTACCTGGATTGTGTGCGTGAACTAGTAGGACGTTATAAATAAGTCTCATTGCCTTAATGAGTAATTCCCCCCTAACAGTACTATAGGTGTTAGGTTCGATCATAGTGAGAAGTTCTTCTTGACTGTATTCGTATTTACCCAACTTATCAAAAGGGATCTTTTTACCCGCGACATTGTTTG